TCTTCTTCTTCCTCAACAACCTCTTCTTCTTTTTTGGTTTCTTGTTTTTCTATTACAGATTCAGGTTCAGGTGTAGTGGCTCCCATCTTCTTCTGATATTCAAATATGAACTCGCCTTCTTCAGTTATTTCATACTTAAGAGGTTTTCCGGACTTGTCACAGGGAGTTGCTTTATGCGTTTGATTTCTGAAGTTTGATATTGAGGTTACTACTATAGCACCATTAGTGAATATCTTTCCGTTATTGTAAAACGAATAATCATCACGAACTTTTACTCTAATATTTTCTGTGTCTTTCATACTCTCCTCCTCCAAGAGAATAAAATAAGGGAGGCCCGAAGACCTCCCTTATTTAGTTACAGTATCTGTGTAACAGGTTTCTTGTCTGCTGAGCCAAGGATACAAAGAACGTTAATTGGCACTGATGTCAGAGTGGTAACATTGACAGTTGTTACACTTCTCAGATATCTCTTTCTGTTCTCAAGATTGAGAGAAATCTGGTCGCCGTCATACACACCAGAATCACCTGTCAACTGTGTGATTGAAGCACCTGCTATATCCTCAAAGTCATTGTCTGTTGTGGTGTCACTCTCCTGAATCTTCATATCAACAGTAAATGTTCCAGGACTACCTACTCCAGTTCCGACAGACAGAACAAATGAAGCAGCGCCGAACCCTAATCTGTCTACGGCATTGCCTTTAATGGCGCCGTCTCCAGCATCGTAAGGCGCACTTGCTATTACATAAACTAACTCTTCGTCCAACTTGTAGTTCATAATAATCATACCTCCTTTAAAGTTTATAGAGGGTCAGTCATTATCTGACCCTCTCCGCTATCTTACGAATTCACTTTCTTAGCATCGTTAATCAGACAGAACGATTCTGAATGACGAATTGCTATGTCAACATCCTGTATGATTCTTATCCAGGTCTGAACCTTCTGGAAAGCATCATATGTTTCTGTAGACGACGCTATTTCAAACCCACCCCAGTCAGCTACTATCAGTTCTTCCCAGTTGCCGAAGTAAATCTCTGTAAGAGCAGTGCCCGAACCCTTTGTTAAGTTGGTAGGAACCTGTGTTGACTGGAAGAAGTTGTAAGAAACCCAGTCCTTCAACTGAAGCTGAGTCATAGGTGTAACAATATACTGACCACCTGTGTCTTCTGAATACTGTTTCACTTTCAGTTTGGTAAGATTTCTTTTTGTACATGGGTGCCATATGTAGCCAAGTTTGCCGAACAGAGCATTGTCCTCTTCAAGAGCATACTCCATATCTTCCAGTAGGTCGAAGTTGATGTTGCCACCGTTATCACCAATTGTCACAGTGTTAATGCCTTCCTGATTAGCAACGCCTCTTGGCTGTGTGACTGTTCCCTGCCCCCTCAAACCGGCTAGGTCAACCTTAAGAGCCAGTCTGGTTGTGATGTCCCTTGTAATCATTGATTCAACATCGGGAGTTGCTAACTTAAGCAATCTGGCTGATGTTTTAACCAGACAGGCAACCTGTTTCGGTGTTAATTGAGACGTACCGAAGGTAAGTGTTGACTCCTGAAGGTCTTGATTCTCACCTACCCAGAAAGCAGTTGAGCCTCCAGACTGCCTTGGGAGTTCGTAAGGTGAGCCTGACAAGCCTCTGAGAAATGTACATCCTGCCTGAGCCAATACAAGTTTAGCTTCAAGCTGTTCGATAATACCTGTAGCAACTTCTTTAGGTACAAGAAAGCCACCAGCTTCGCCACTACCTGTCTCAAGAGCTTTCTTACGTGCAGCATCAAACACTTCTTTCTCAAGACCGGCGTCTGTCCAATCTTTTGTAGTAATAGCATAGAGAGCCTTAGCGAAACTGAACTTTACATCTTCAGTTCCAGACACTGATACTGAATGAGGAGCTAATATTCTCTCCATCTGTGCTATACGCACTTCCAGGTCAGACATTGCCTTCTCATATGCTAATTCCTTACCGTCTTTCTCCTGAAACTTCAGTTCTATAAGAGCCTTCTGCTTCAAGACTTCATCTAATACTTGCTGTAAACTCACTTCCATGGTATGTCCTCCTTATTTAGTTTTTTATCTTCAGTATAATTCATGGCACATTGTCCTATAAGGACTGAACCTATCATAAATTATATTGTAGTCCACCCAAACCACACTGTCAAGCCTTTTCCAAGGTTGTTTTTACCTCAACCAACAGATTCATAATGTCATTAAGTTTTGTTGAGTCGGCTGTATCTGTGACAGTAACAACCTCTTCTTCATCTGGCTGTAGAATGCCGTCAACATAAGTCTTGTTTGGTAGCACATTATTGACATTGGTTGCCCCCTCAATACCAACAAGTCTGTCACCAATTTCTTTAAAATGTGCTTCATTAACAGTTTTTATCTCAGTCAGTGTTTCTTGTATCCCTTTCAATGTCTGTAGCATTTCAGCTATCATTTCATCAAACTCCATTTTGGCCTCCTCAAATGTTTTTATTGGATGTTCTTTCAACCATGCCTTTGCTGAGTCCATAGTCCAACCATCTCCCTTAGGAAACCTCAAAGCCTGTGTCTCCCACTTGTCCTCGCCTTTAATCTTACCATAAATGCCATACACACGAGGTTTATCTTTCTTAATGGTGTAACGTCTGAACTTATCATACTTGTCGGGGTCTTTCAGTCTACAACGAATCTCATTTTCAGTTTCTTCCCAACCACGATTCTCTATTTCTGTATCTGACTTTTCCTCATAAACATTGCCTTCCTGGTCAATAGAAATGCCACAGTTTGGACATTTTACATATCCCATTCCAGCTTCAGAAATAGAGTTGTAATCAAACTCTGTATTACACTTGCTACATGTAATCATATGAGACTCATGTTCTACTACATGTTCCATGTCAAGACAGTGAAGATAATCCTTCACATACTCGTCCAGCTCAATCTCAAACAGTTCTTTAAAAGTCTGTTTATCAAATCGTGCTATGTCATCAACTGTAGTAGACTCTTTACAATGTGCCTCCCACACACTCCACAGTTCCACACTCTTAGACCAAGGAGATTTCTTACCAAAGTCTTCATAGTGTTTACCTAAGTGTGTCTTAACACCAGTAACGTCGCCAGATGGCATATCAGTTTGAGCTAGTCTTGCAGCAGCATTTGCTACACCTCTCCAAACTGTCTTGTAACCTGTTTTAGTGTGATGAGGCAGTTTGTAACTACCTTTAACATTAGAGTCACCAACAATGACCGTACACATCTTCTTTAGGTCATTGACCTCTGCCTTAGCAACCTCACCAGGCCCATCCCAAGAAGCTCCTTCATCTGCTAAAGGATATTTATGGTAGGGAATTACCGTCTTACAATCAACATCGGTGTTATCTATATCAGTTTTGACAATCTCTTCATTAGCAGTTAACAATGTAACGTCATCTCCCAATGTTGTAGCATAGTCGAGATTATCTATCTCGTCATCTTCAACAGTCTCGTCATAGACTGTTTTTACAAGAAACTTATCGTCAGGCATATCTTCTGAACGTGAAAAGTCATCTTCTGTCAATTCACTTGTAGCACGTTTTGCCAATCCACGAACAACGTCATCTTTGAACTCATTCTGAAGTGCGTTTGCATTAGCAGGTATCAGGACCTGACTTGTTTCAAGCAAGTCTAACTCTTCATAATAACGTCTTGGTATAGTCTTGCCTTTCTCCTTAGCTTCCTTCCACTCATCATAAGGTGTATCTTTAACTTTAAGTGGTATAAAGCCTACACTGTATGCAGCAATTCCCTTCTCAGCTAGTTTAAATCCCCAGTCAGCCTCAGGATTGCCCTCCCCAACATAGTACTTGGCGCGACCAATTAGTTTCTTATCTTCAATCCACAACTTCTCCCATTGACCTATCTGATTTCTAAGGTCTCCATACCTATGTGAAGACAGTAGAACAGCGTGTCTAGCAAACTGTTTAATAGCCTTCTTATAAGCAGACATAAGAATGACCTCTTCATAACGGTCAATAGATTCGTCTGACATCACAACTTCAATGGTCTTACGTTCTAAATCTATAGCACGTATCTCTCCGCTGAAAACTCGTCTAATCATTTTAGACATATAGACCTCCTACATAGTTTTTTGATTTGATAGCATCTACAGCCATAATAGTCAAACATCTACATCCAATAACTGCCTCTGGCGGAGCTAACAAATCACCTGGATAACGTAATGTGTAATCTTCTGTAAATGACTCACCTATTCTGACTATTTTGCCATTATATGACTTATGTGTTTCTCTTCCTCCAGAATCAAGCTTAGAATTAATCCATTTATGATATCTAACATTCAGTCGTTGCATATGGATTATTCTGCCAACCACAATCACTGCTGAGGATTCAGTACGTGCTATGACATTAATTCTCTTAGAAACAGTGTTGTAAGCAGTTCTCACAGCATCTGCTATATCCTCTTTAGTAGTATGATTCTTAATGGCTTTAGTCAGTTGTCTCTCTACGACGCCAATTATTGATTTCGGAATTATGGAAAGTCGTGCCTTAACATAAGTAGCAATCTCAGGAGAAGATAAATCAAAGTCAATCACAGTGTTATCACTTATTTCACTGTTAATCTCACTGTTTATCATCTCGGCACCTATCCTCATTCCCTCAATGTATATAGCACCAAGAAGTCTCTGCAAACGTGTTATTTCTTTAGAGACATTAAACATGGCACTCTTGTTACTATACACGTTTTCTAACACAAATTTTCGTTGTTCAAAAATAAATCTTTTAACTCGGCTTCGTGTTAAGTCCTCTAAACGTAGCTGAACGGCTAAAAATCTCTGCCATATTGCTTTGTCAGCGTCTGTCTGTGTATTAGGCTCTTGAGTTCCAGGCGTATCATCATCTGAAACACTTGGAGTTTCAGAATCAAGTGGTTTATCATCTGTATTATCAGTTCCAGTATTACCAGCCATAATCTGGTCTGCTGGCATGGTACCCATAGGAACCCACCATACATTGCCCCAAGGAACATCTTTCATACCTAACTCCAGACGCTTATTGACATCGTT